GCTTTTAAAGTAGTAATGGATGATAGTAACAACACACCAGATGTTATAGATAGAAATCAATTAGTAGGTCAAATATATATCCAACCAACTAGAACAGCTGAATTTATATACTTAGATTTCAACATTCAACCAACAGGGGCTAGTTTTGATGGTGCCGGTGGTGGTGGAGCAAGCTATTAAAAAATTAAAGAATTAGATATTTATAATAAGAAATAAACAATAAAAAAAATGGGAGTAGTAGATTCAAACAATATATTTTTCACCGCTTTTGAACCTAAGCAAGCTAATAGGTTTATCCTATACATGGATGGGATGCCTAGCTATATGGTAAAGGGTGTTAGTGCTATAACATTAAACCAAGGTATAGTAACATTAAACCATATGAACGTTGAAAGAAAGGTTAAAGGTAAATCAACTTGGCAAGATGTTACAATGACCCTATTTGACCCAGTTACTCCTTCAGGAGCTCAGGCAGTTATGGAATGGGTAAGATTACACCATGAATCTGTAACAGGTAGAGATGGTTATTCTGATTTTTATAAGAAAAATTTAACTTTAAATGCTTTAGGTCCTGTAGGAGACAAAGTTTCAGAATGGGTTTTAAAAGGTGCCTTTATAACATCAACTAATTTTGGAGAATATAATTGGGATACCGTAGATACAGCTATAAATATACAAATTACAGTAGCAATAGATTATGCAGTGTTAAATTATTAAAAAATTTTTAAAATTTTATTGAGAGGAGCTTGGCTATGTCAAGCTCCTTTTTTATATTGGTATTTATAACAAAATTAAGTTATTTTAAATAAAAGATTATGAGCGAATTTAAATTCCCTACTGAAGAAGTAGAATTACCATCAAAAGGCTTAATATACTCTAAAGACAATCCTTTATCTGAAGGAAAAATAGAAATGAAGTATATGACTGCTAAAGAAGAAGATATTTTAACAAACCAAAATTACATTAAACAAGGAGTTGTAATAGATAAATTATTAAAATCTTTAATTATTACTAAAATTAATTATGATGACTTAATAGTAGGAGATAAAAATGCTATTTTAATAGCTGCTCGTATTCTTGGATATGGAAAAGATTATGAATTCCAATATAAAGGAGAAAATGTAAGTGTTGATTTAACTGAATTACAAACTAGATATTTAGATGAGTCTAAAATGATAGAAGATAAAAATGAATTTTCATATACATTACCTCATACTAATACTCCTATTACTTATAGGATACTAACTACAAGAGATGAAAAGAAAGTAGAAGCTGAAATAAAAGGATTAAAAAAGATTGATAAACAATCTTCTCCTGAGTTATCAACAAGATTAAAATATATAATTACTTCTGTTAATGGAGATGCAGAGAATAAAACTATAAGAGAATTTGTAGATAACTATATGCTAGCTAGGGATTCTAGAGCATTTAGAGAACATATTAAACAAACCCAACCGGATATCCCAATGGTATTTGATTTTGTGGGTGAAAATGGTGTAGAGGAGGATGCTGTCGTTCCTATGACAGCCGGGTTTCTTTGGCCTGACGCTGGGGTATAGAAAGGGTTTATTTACTTCTATACATAATTTAGTTTTTCATGGTAATGGTGGATATGATTTCCATACAGTTTATAATATGCCTATATGGTTAAGAAACTTTACAATCAACCAAATACTTGAATATAAAAAAGAAGAAAAGAAAGCAATAGATGGTGCTTCTAAAGGTAATAATTCTACTTCTGCTAATGTAGGGGAACCTGTTCCTGACCATATGAAAAAAATATTTCAACAAACCCAACCACCATCAAAATTTACAACACGAAGGTCTAAAAAATAGTGTTTTTTAGTATTTATAATAAACACATTTTAAATGGCAATAGATTCTGAAAAATTAAAAGAAATAAAAAGGCTTCTAGGTGAGATTGATAAGTCTTACTCATCAATGGGTCAAAAAAATCCTTTTGAATTTGATGTAAATAAAGTTCAAAACGCAGATCAGGCTATAAAAGATTTAGAAAACACTCTAGATGCTGTTGAAGCTAAAGCACGAACTATAAATGGTTCATTTGGTGATTTAGTAGATATACTTCAAGCTGTATCAGGAGAATTAAAAGGTCAGGATAAAATATTAAAGGATGCTCAAAATGGCCTAAAAAGTAATCTTAAAATTTTAACGGATCAAGTTCAAAAATTAAAATTTGAAGAGCAAGGATATGGTATAGAATCTGAAAAGAATGTCAGAATTATGCTTAAAAAAGCTCAACAAGCTAAAAACTTTGCTTTGGAAAATGCTAAACTTCTTACAAAAGAATTAGATGTTGTAGTAAAAGAAGGAAAAGTTTTAGATAGAAAAACGGGACAATTAGCAAAAATTACGGATGCCCAAAAAGCAGCAGTACTAATTGCTGATGAAGAAGCAAAATTACTGCAAGATTCAGTAGATAAAATACAAGCAAGAGTAGCTTTAGAAGACCAATTTAATGCAAAATTATTATTCTCAGTTAAACTTGCAGGTGGGTTTGATAAAGCTTTACAAAAAGCTGGACTTCCCGCTTTAGGAATAGCTGATGCTATAGAAAAAACTCGAGAAGAATTTATAGCATCTAATGTTGAAAGTGATAAGGCGGGACAAAAATATTTTGTATTAGTAGGCTTAATTAAAAATTTAGGAAAAAACTTTTTAGAAGCTTTAAGTTTTCAAAATATGCTACAATTAGGTGTAGCAACTTTATTTAAAACTTTAGTAGATATAGATAAAGCTTCAGGAGAATTTGCTAAAAATAATGGAATATCTTATAGAGAATCTGTTAGGTTAAGGGATGAAATGAGTAAAGTAGCTGAAAATCTTGGAAACATTAACATTAGTTCTAAAGATTTAATGGAATCTCAAGAAAATCTAAACAAAATATTTGGATCTAGTGTAGTATTCTCAGATAAAATGACATCAGATTTTGCAGAACTAACAAAACTAACAAAAATGTCTGCTGAAACAGCTGAAATTTTTGCTAAAGAAGCTTTTAATACTGGAAAAGGTGCAAAAACACTAACTAATGAATTTAATCTTCAAGCATTTGAATTAAATAGACAAAAAGGTTTACAAATGAGTGCTAAACAGATTCAGGATGCTATAGGTAAATCTTCAAAATCTCTACAGTTAACTTTTAAAGGAAATTCAAAGGAATTAGCTAATCAAGTAACATCTGCAAGAGCATTAGGTACTACTTTAGATGGGGTAGAAAGAATATCTCAGTCATTATTAGAGTTTGAAAGTAGTATAGCTTCAGAATTAAAAGCAGAATTACTATTAGGAAAAGAAATTAATTTAGAAAGAGCTAGAGCAGCAGCTTTACAAGGAGATTCAGCTAAAGTAGCAGAAGAAGTTATGAAAAATTCTGCTATAATGAATGCTTTTGAAACTAAAAATGTTATAGCTCAAAAAGCAGCAGCTGAATCTTTAGGTATGAGTAGGGAAGAATTAGCTAACATGATTAATGAACAACAAAAACTCCAAATAGTTAGAGATCAAGGAAATGAAAGTATGGAAGCTGCACAAAAAAAATATAATGATTTAAGAAATGAAGGATTAACAGCTGAACAAGCTGCTTTAGAAGTAGGTGATGAATCTCTTCAAAATCAATTAGAAAGTGCAAGTTTAGCAGAAAGGTTTGAAGCTGTTATGATGAGAGTTCAAGAAATTTTTATCCAATTAGCAACACCTATTTTAGAAGCTATAGATGGGATGAATGGTATGGAAAATGCTGCCCAAAGAATAGCTAGTATTATTAAAAAAATGGTTGGTTATTATGTAGCTATTCAAGGAGCTATGTTTGCTATGAAAACAATGCAAAGTGCTATTATAGCACATGAAACTAGAAAATTAGCTTTAAATGTCGCTCAAGCAGGAGCAGCTTCAGTTACAGCATCAGCATCAACCATTGGTTTAGGTGCTATAGCTGTTATCGCTGGGGCCGCTTCCATAATGGCTGCTGTTAGTACTTACATGATGGATGATGGTATAATTCCTGGAGGAAAAAGTGGGTATGGTGATAGAGTTTTATTAGGACCAGAAGGCATGATATCATTTAATAATAAAGATACTATTGTAGCGGGAACAAATTTATTTGCTGATGATGTAGTATCTCAACCCCAAGGAGCTATTAATATGGATACGGGTAATAATAAAATGGTTGAAAAAATGGATAAATTAATTGAAAAAACTCAACAGTTGATATCAGTAACAGAAAGGGAAAAAGCTGTTAGACTAGAAGATGGAAGTTTAATAGGACAATTAATTAGTTACCAAGGTCGTAGACTTCAATAATTTTAAATATTTATAACAAAACAATAAAAACACATAATCATGGGATTAAAAGATAAATTAACAACACAAGGTTCTCCCTTATCAAAAGCAAATGGAGCAACCCCACCTACACCAATAGGAGCAACAGATCAATCACCATTGCAAAATACTTATTCTATCAATGGTAATCCTAATGTTCCTAATAAACCATCACCATCACAGTTAGATTTAAATGGAATAACACCTACAACACCTAATAGAGATGGAGGGTATACTCCAATTAATAATACATTTCAAAATGGGACATATGTAAATAGTGCCCCCGTTGAAGGTGCAGGTAGAATATAATAAATGAGTTTTTTAGTAAATTTAAAAACTAATTTAAAATCTCTAAAGTATAGTAAAGATAGACCTGAAGCTGGATATAGTGGACAACCCTTTATCCAAAAAGAAATTCCATCAGATACTAGTACTTTTTCAGGAGAAAATGACTTTCTTGTAAGAGGAGGTTTGCAATTGCCTAAAATAGTTGTAGATGATTTAGAAAGATTAGGTAGATATTTTATAGATACAAAATCTCCTAAGGGTCTTTTATTTACAGCTAAACAAAATTTACTTTCTAGAACAGCAGTAAAAACTCAAGCTAGCGGTAAAATATTAAATGCCGGTGTTTATACTCCCTTATCTACTTTAGCTCAGGCAGGAGTTAGTGCTGCAGGTTTTCATTTAAAAAAACAAGGATTAAATCCTCTTCAAGGGGTTACAACATATTCTGATGTAGCTAGAGAAGTTATAGGTGAAGAAACATCTAATCCCATAGGGTTAAGTAATAGGTTAGTATTATTAAAAAATAACAAAATATCAGGTTTAACCTATGGTTTTATTCAACAACAAAAATTTTCAAATACCGGTATAAATTTTAATAATAGTGAAGAAATATTAAAATATGGAGGAGGGCCTACTTCACCACTTCCTGGAATAGGAAAAACAAGAATACCTTTTGCCTTAGGCAATACTGGGGCTCCTGTAAGAACATCCCAAGGAGAAAAAATACTAGGAATAGGTAATTTTAATGATAAAAATTTTACTACTTTACCTTCCTCAGAAATTTTTAATTTTAGTAATGAATTAGAATTAAGGGGAAATAATTTTTTAGTTGATTTTAGAAAAACTATATTAGAAGAAGCCTTAAATACTTCAAATCTTCAAAATTTAAATGTAGAACAACCTAAAAACTCATCAACTATAATGAGTATAGCTCCTAGTTACACCCCTAGTGATAGAAAAACATTAGATAATAACACAGGTACTTCTAGAGTAAATTATACATCACCTGGCAT